CCTGACTGATGCGGTCGTTGACCGACCCGGGGCCGTCGCCGCTGATGAGGTTGATTTCATCAAGCAGGTGCTCGGCAAGCTCCGTTTCGCTGATCTGGCCGGCGATAATCTGAAGAATCAGCTCCGGGTCGTTACTCGTTGTGGCCGTCCGGTAAAAGAACGCGCTCACTCCGTAGGCATTCACCGAGCGCACGTAGTAGTGGTAGGTGGTGTTGTACGCGAGGGCGTTATGTGTGAACGATGCGCCGCGACCTAGAAACGTTGCGGCTTCTGGGTTATCGGTCGGCGCAAGGGCATACCAATACTCGTAGGTTCCGCCATTGAGGCCGGTCAAGTTGAAAGGGATCAGAGTGATTGAATCAAAACCCTCCTGAACGCTTACCGATTGGGGTTGTGGCGGCCCCATGATCGCAACGCTGATTGTCGCCTCGGCAGATCGGCCGTTTGCTGAGCTCGCATATACTGACATTGCGTAATTGCCAGCAGGCAAGCCTTGCACTTGGCAGTTAGAGGTTGCACCCGGCACTTGGTAGGTCTGGATTGCCTTGTTTTCCGCGTTTCTGATCACCACCCCGTAGTAGCTGATCTCCCCGTATGGAGGCGTCCAACTCAGTACGCCCTGGCGCACCTCCGGTTCGCGGTCAGCGCTCCACGCCAGACCAGTAGGAGGCGCAACACCGCCGACCGGAATATCGATAAACCCAATCGGCGTGTACTCGCGCCCGGCTTGGTCATCGTAGATTTCTGGACCGTATGGCTCGATGGTGACCGAGCATGCGCTGTCCGCCACCATCGACCAGTCTGTGACGATGAATTCCCCCGCCATATTCAGCGATGGCAGCGCCACCATTACAGGGCGACCAGGGCGGCAGTTGTAGCCGGAGAAGTTCAACGGTAGTTTGAGGCCGCCGCCGTTGCGCCGCATGCGAAGCACGATGTCAGCGAGACGCTGGGCCTGATATGGGTTTGTAACGTACTTGAGGTCCAGCGTTTCCGACAGCTCTTCGCCGTCTTCGGCGAGCCATGTTGCACTCTGTACGGGCGGGTAGTCAGTCTCAGCCCAAGATTCGGGGTCAACGAACAGACCGGTGATGGTGTTGATTGCGCTGTCATTGTCGACTTCCACCGAGCCCTGAACCGCGCCAATGACCATGTCTTCGTTGATGGTGAAGTCTGCGGGCCCGTAGTAGGCGCCTACGCGCATCATCCAGCGGCCGCCGACGCGAGAGATCTTCCCGCCGCATGCGGCTTCGATCTTCTTCAGCACATCGCCACGGCGCTCGTCGTCTCCGATCACGGCGCCCATGGCGTACCGAGCACTGCTAGAGCCGTCAGGATTGCTGACGCTTTCGATGCAGATATTGGCAGAGTCGATGAACGATTCCATCACGAGCTCGTCGTCCGGAACACCGAGCACGGTGCGCAGATACCACAGGGCAATCAGGGCGCAGTTGTCGCTGTAGCCGGTTTTACCTGTGCGGGGGTCGTATATATCGGTGCGCCCGCGAACAATGAATTTGGCATCAGGAATTCCGCTCGGAAACTTCTCGTTGCTGTACTTCAGCGATACGCGAACGAATGACAGGCCTTCGCCGATCATCGACTCGCGCCAGTCCGGGCAGTTAGCAAGCAGGAAAGCGTTTGGTGTCTTTGGGTTAATTATCACCTGGTACGATGCGTTGCTTCCGTAGCTGGAGATCGGCTGATCATTCAGTAATATCTCGTCAACGCCTGCAATGGCGCCCTCGCTCAGCGTGTAGACGAGATGCAGCCATTCGTTGTCAGCCTGATCGCCACCCTGCTCCTGTGCCCATTGCAGAACACCTCCAGTGCTGATCCGGCCCACGATGTACCGTGCCGCGGCCTTCGATGAGCGCAAGGTCTGGCCGGACGGCTCAGCGGTGTATCCGTCTTGGGAGACCTGCGACTGCTTCATCATCGAGAAGATCGCACCGGCCGCCAAAGCAACCCCGGCAATCGCGAGCGCACTGGCGCCGGCGACTGCGGCGGCACCTGCTGCGATGGCTACTACGGCTATTGCTGGTGGCATTATTCAACTCTCCAAACAATCAAGGGCTCGGCCTGAATCCGGGTCGCGCCTTGTACGGTCAATCCCCACCATGCACCCGCCCAACGGACAGCAATGGCCCGCCCCTCTGGCGCCTCGTGCACGCACACGTCGCCGCGCTGCGCCATGGCCGGCTCTACGCGCTGGAAACACGCATCCCATGCGGCCTCTAGCGAGCCGTGCCGCTTGGCCAAGGCACGCTTGGCGCCTGTCTCGGTGCTGTAGCGCCCTCGATAGTCGGCGGCTGGATCAATCCCACAAACCGCCGCGCAGCAGTCGGCAGCAAACAGGCAGCAGTCGTTTTCGCCCCACAAAAAAGGCCGCTCAATGGCGGCCTGTATGGTTTCGTGTAGGCGTTTAGCCCAATCGGGGTTCCTCATTCGATCCTGTTCCCCTTGCTGCGATTATCGCTCGCGCTGATTATTTGCAAATTCCAAGGAACATGGAGTCCACTGACCTCCCTGCCCTGCAGCGGTATGATGTGGTCAACATGCATGATTATTTGCTCCGGATCGTCCGTATCGACGCACGCAGCTAGCTTTTCTGTAAGCTTCCTTGCCTGAACATATATCTCCTTTATCTCTTCATCGTAACCGCAAAGTGACCTGTTAATCTTAGCGGCCTGCCTTTTGCGAACATACGACACATAAAGACCTTTGTTGTTGTGATAATGCTGCCTGATCTTGTCCCGGTTCTTTTCCCTATATTCAGCTCTTTGAACAAGAGAATCATCCCTGCCATCTAGCCGCTTCTGAATAATCAAACTCTTATTATCCGTGCGCCACTTCTTATGGTAGGTCTTGGCAAACTCTCTATGCGCCGATCGATAATCGATAAAATATCCAGATTCTTTTAGCCTATCTGCGTCTGCCCTCTTGCAGGCTATGCACTGCCTGGTGCTTACGAGCCTCTCCGAAAGGTGCCCATGAATGCAGGGCTCTCCTGTGAAGTAACGCTTCAAGCCTGCGGACTTAGCATCTGATCGTGCTAATACTTTCAACTCTTCATTCATATCTAAAGGTCGGCGCATCTTTGCGACTCCCCCAGAACAAGGGCGACTCGCTCAGCTGGGCGATGGCGAAGAAGATCCGATCACCCGGGTGGCGTAGCTGGTGGTTTTCATCAGTCCAGCGCTTCGAGCCGGGACGGCTCCACTCAGCCATGCGGTCAATGATCGTCACGCTGATCGAATTCTTCCCGTCGTTGCCGCCGTAATTGAACTTCGCTGCATCCATGCGGCCGCTGAAAAGGACGTCAGCGGCCATGGCTCCGTTCAGGCCGATCACAACGAACATCACCCGACCGGGCCGCCCACGGCACCGCTCGACCAGCGTCTGCCGCAGAATTGTGCTATCTAGGCCGCTGAGGGTGAGGTCAACGGTCATGGGCCCGGATGGGCTGTCCGTCTCGGTCGCGGCGCCGATCTCACCGAGACGGCCAACCCCTGTATAGACCTGCCCGCCAATAATGACGTCGCCGGTTCCGGTGTGCGCCCGAACGGTCTCGCTCGCAAACTGAAGCTCGACCGCATAGAACGCGGTGAAGTTGCCTTGCCCGATGATGTCTACAACGGCCTGACTGATAGGGAATCCATCCATCAGAACGCCTCTCTTAGATCAATCGAGCTGTGCCCAACAACCGGCTGCAGGTCCACTGAAAACGCATCGGACGACAGGCGCATTTCGCAATATGGGTTTCGGTATTCG